AGGCTTCTCGCCGTGCCAGAACGGAATCTCGCGCACCACTGCGACACAGCGCTTCTGCCGCGGGTCCAGGATCGTCACCTGGCACATGACCTCGGTTTTGCCATCCAGGCGCAACGGGCCATACCAATCCACGCATTCGCGGTGTCCTACGTGCGGCGCCGTGCTGGCCTGCCGCGAGTCAGAGACTCCATAGGACAGGTTCTTCCGCTCCTTGAACTCGTCACGGAACGTCTGCACCTCGTCCCCGGGAACGTGCTCGAGCTCATCGAGGTTGACCCATTCACCAGCCTCGCCGCGCTGGCGCACTTGCCAATCAGGCACCAGGGAACGATCCGCGCACCACTCCATCGAGTTGATGCCGTTGGAGGTCAATGGCGCCCAGAAGTCGAAGATGGAAACCGGCTGTGCATCGTTCCCGTCGAACTGATATTCCTCCCTTTTGACGTCGCGGAGGTTCAGCTTGGAAGTGCCGGGATAATCGGGATTCGGGACTCTCTGCGCATACCGGTATTGAACTTCGCGGGTCTGTCTGCGCCAGAAGGTCTTCTGCACGCAAGTCCCGTATATCATAAACTCGCGGAACAACATCCGCGCCGTGGTCTCGTATTCCATGTCGACCATCTGCGCGCGGCACAATGCTGTCTGCAGCTTGGCCGGCAGATCATCGCGGAACTCCTGACCGTGGATCAGGAACCATGGCTCTATCCCGAATAGAGCCTTCCAGAGACGCGGGTGCATCGTCTCGACAGCCTTGAATGGCTCGGGAGAATGCAGAGGCACGCGACCGAAACTGAACTGCGCCAATGACTCGCCGCGGAACATGCGATACAGCGACAACCACTTGTTGCGCATGTATGCCATTGAGTTGAAGACGCTGTTGATCGTCAGATTGACAGCACTCTTGGCTCGTTCCGCGATATTGGGATCTACAGCTAGATTCGGCGACAATGACTCATTGAAGAGCCGATCTTGCTTGGCGATGTCCTTAAGATCGTCAGGAGTCTCGATCTCCTGACGTCGACCAAAGATCGGTGCAGAACCCTTGCGCTGTTCGACCTTGCCAAGGCCGCCTCCCATGCCTCCCCACCGCGGGTCTGGAGGGGAGTCGCCGGGACCGTAGACGCCTTGGCGATCAGGCATCAGTCTTCGTCCGCGTCGGTAGTGCTACCTCGAGAATAGCCCTTGCCTCCCATCTTGACCGCGTCCTCAGCCTTGTCGAAGTTCGGCAGGACCGGAATCGTCGCCAATGGTTCACGATCGACTTCTGGTGTTCCGATGCGACGATCTTCAGGCGGAGGATTCGACTCGCTCAGATCCGGACACCGCTTCGCGTCGTAGGGAATGGAAGCGTCATGGCGCTTACCGCCGTTGCCGTGAGCCATTAGTCTCCCCCGCGCGTGACCGGCTTCTGGCCCTTCTTGCGCGTCCCGTTGTAGATCCGGGCCGCCTTCTTCTTCGCATCCTTGTCAGACATCCCCTTCTTCTTGAAGGAGTCTCGCATCGCTTCGTATTTCTTCGGCACGGCTGCCTCCTAGGGTGACACTGGTTCGGACCGGAAGACCGAATACAACGGGCCCTCCCATCCTGCAAGGGGTCGCACGCGGCCGGGGTAGGTCCGCTCCACGAAGGCCAGGAAGTCGATCGCCCGCGGGAGGTCGTAGAAGCTGGGCCGGCCGGTGACCGGGTTGTTCGGTCCCCACGGGTAGGCGGAGCCCGACTGCAGCGTGAACCCCATCAAGTAGATCGGGTCAGCACCCATGAGGAGCGCCCACTGGATCGCGTAGCACAGGGAGTTGCCCGACGGGTGGAAGGGCTGGTCCATGTGCTCGGGAAGGTAGGGTGCCACCGCCGTGTTGTGCCACTCGTGCCCGATGCGGCGGCCGCCGCGCGCCGGCGGGGCGATGGGGAACTCGACCCTCGTGAACATTTTTGGCTGCCCGACCAGCTTGAGCAGTTTCCCCGACGCTGAGCTGTAATGACCGCTCTTGAAGATCCCCTTGCTCAGGAGTCCGACCAAGGGAAAGCGGATCCTAGGGAGGTAGCCAACTTCGCTGTTCCAGACGGGCTGATCGACGACTTGCCAATATGTGGGGTGAAGGGTCCGTAAGCACCAGTTTGTGCCAATAACGGGCTGATTCCGAGCTCGTTGAAGTCCTGGATGGTCAGCCACTCCTCCTGCGCCCCCAATGATGTAGAGAGGCTGTCCACGGTGAATCCCCTCAAGCCAACGCGGATCAGGATCTCCGCCGCTCGGTGGCGATACGTGTGCCGCTTCAAAATCTCCGCATGACATGCGTCACCGATCTCCTTGGCATCCTGCGGGCGTTCGAGGTAGTAGTTGACGAGGGTCAGGAACTGCGTGGCATCAATGGCTCGCGGAGCCATGGGAAACATACGTGCCAGCTCTGGACGAGAGTCATCGTTGATGACACATGTTCCGCAGGCAGCCATCTCGAAGAAACGAGGGTTAACGTGGGCTGCAGGAAGATTAGCATCATTCCAAAAGCCAGTTCCCCAACGCTCTGGACGTTGGGTGCAAGGAACAAGTCCTTTGGGAAGCATGCTCCGATCTCGCAATCGCTTGTTGAAGCACTCTTCATTGATACTGGGATCGCGGTGGATATTGAGTCCGAGCTGGCAGCTTGCATACAACTCACCATGCTGCTCGAGAGGAACCCAATCCTTGTGTCCCTTCCCAGTAGAGTTCCAGTAGAGGATTTTTGTTCCATTGACCATCTGCTCGATCTGCTTCAAGAACTCCGGTCGCGGTGGGAGACTCGCGTTGCCAAGGAACAAAGCAGGTATAGTGCGAATGATATCATTGCGAGGTCGGAAACGACTTGTATTGACTCCGGGTGGAAGATAGTGAACACCGCCAGCGCCACCTCTAGCAATGCGAACGTCACGATGGAGCTGCATAGTGCAAGGGTCCATCGTAAATACATGGTCAAATAACGGAGACCATTTGCAGGTCTCTCCACACTCATATGGTTCGTCACACAAGTAGACCGCGGTCGGAGCTCCTGATCTGCGAATGTAGGCAATGAAATCTTGGTGAGAGCTGGCGCGTCCATGATGTGTGAACACGAGATGCGGCCTCATGTTCACGACGTTCTGCGCCAGCATCTTGGAAGCGCGGCCGCTGTGCGTCGTGCTGTATGGACTCGAGGCCCCGCTGATGGTTCTCGGCAGCTTCGAGAGATACCCAACGTCAACGATCTTGACGTCGCATCCGATCTGCTGAAAACCCCAGATCCAGCCGTCTCGGTAATCATCCGAGTAGATCAGGCTGGTATCGTTCAAGAAGACCACTCGTAATGGATCGCTCATGTCCCTCAGAGTTCGCGTCGCGTTCAGCGATTGATAGCGAGCTGTGGCTCCCTGCCGGTTCGCTTCTTGAGTTCCGGTTCCAACAACTCGACGAACCTGAACAGTCTTCCTGACGAGGGCTTGGTCCTGACCGCGGGAACTTCCCATATGGTGTTTCCTGTCTTACGAGCAGCGGAGAACAGGTCGGCTCCGTAGTTGTCCGATGGGCCTATTGGGATCGGCGGGTTGGACTTGCGCTTGAACATCGTCAATGTCCTGCTGATGTTGGGTGACTGCATCAGCCGCACCGGCGTGTTGCTGTTCCATACCACTTCGGGATTCGTGATCGCCGCGTAGGCAATCCCATCGCGTTGCAGCGGAGCAATGAGCTGCCCGAACCACGTGTTCGACTCGAAGAGCTGCCACGGCGGCAGCACCGCGAAGAAGTCGTGCATCGGATTCAGGTGCGATCGGCAGCGCCGCACCGACTCTGCCCAACCCATCGGCTGCTCGTTGCGAAAAGCCACCATCGGCACCTTGCTCTGCTTGGCGAAGACCCGGATTCCCTCCATGACTCCGGCCTGGTTGCCATCGTCGCAGATGACAATGCGACAGGGAATCTCCGTCTTCTCCATGATGTTGTCGAGCATCTCGATCGCGCCGAAGCGATCCCCGACGAATGGCAGAAGGATATCAGCTTGCGTTGGACCTGGTCTCATTTCTTGTTGCCTCGACAGAAAGTTATCAACTCAGACAAACGGGCAATCAACACTTGTCGATCAGTGTAGATTTTACCTTTTCCAACCTTTGAAGACCCATCAAGAAACAATGTCGTTGTTCCTTTCGATACGAAATACCGATCGATCCAGTTGATGACAAACATTTCTGCCATTACATCCGGATCAGCCACTGACAATGTTTTTCTTCGCCTTGGTCTCTTGTCAGCTTGCGTGGGCCCTGGTCTCATTGAGGCTCCTCATCTTGTCTTTCTCGCCCTGGGTCGCCACGTAACGTTGATTACACCTGCGGCTGCAAAATACGAAGATCGGGCGCCCAGCGCGCTCCGCCTCTGCAGCCCTCGTTGCTGAATACATGACTTGACGATTACAGCCAAGGCATGGAATCGGTATTTGGTCGGTTGGGGTTGGCACGAGGGGCCTGTTTTGGTTGAGGTGGATCTGGAATCACAACCGGTGTTGCAGCGGGCATCTGGACAGGGCCTGGCACGAGATGCGCCGTGTCCTTGAGCTCCTCTGCCGTGCGCGCGCGGTGCTGGTATTCCAGATTCGAGCGCGACGGGGCTCCAGAGACCGGGTCGAATCCGGTCGAGCCGGATGCCCCACGCTGGAGCATTTGAAGCTGCTGGTTCACCGAGAGCTCGATCATGTTGAGGATGCGATCGAGAACTACGCCGTCAGTGACGAGACGGGCCAAGATCGGCTCGGCGGCTAGAGCGCACTCGCGCGCCGCCTGCGATCCGCGCATCGGGCGTTGGGCCCAGGGTATACGGGTCATGTCTTGCCTCCAAAGAGATCGTGCCCCACCGCCTTATTGTGATTGCCTTGGAGTATGTCGCTGTTCACGGCCCCAATGACTCCCATCTTCTTCAGCATCTCGCGGGGATCTACGACCATTGTTCTATTGAACTTGCCATCCACCAGTGACGGCACATACTTCTGCTGTGCAACGGGGGCCCAGCCGATCGGGGGATGCGGGCACACGTAGTGCTCCTTCTGATCCTTCTTGTCGATGTCACTGATCGCGTCAGGGATGTCGTCGTGCGCCGAGTAGGGCCACTCGGTCATTTCCCGCAGCATCTCGTTGAACATCTTGTAGTTGGTCTCGCGGAATGACTCGCAGAAGTAGATGTCGCCGCGCCGGAATCGAGGCTCCACGCCCTCAATGCGCATGTTCTTGATCTCCTGGCTCCGCCCCATGATCGGAATGAAGCGAATGCGCGTCATCGTTTGGCGACGGACTTCTTCCGCAATGCCACGGATGAGCTCGTCGTGCGCGCCTTGCTCGACCGTCGCGCCTTTGACATCAAAGCGCAGCCACCGATTCCACATGTCGATGAGAACACGAATCGAATCTCCAGGCTTCCAACGTCCCACGAGGCATTCTCGAACATAGGCAACGCGATTCGCATCGAGTGAGACGGCCCAGAAGCACGTGCGGTCATTATCATTGTTCGACGTGAAGGCGAAGTCTGTATAGATATAAGTCCAGACCGCACGAGGAACTTCATTATCTCTAATGATTCGGAAGTATTCGGGCAAGAAGAGTTGCTGCTCTTCCGACGTCGGGCGGTTTTCATAAAAGCACGAGAAGAGGC